CCCGTGAGTCGTGAACTCGTGCCGACTTATCGGGCGGGGGCGGGAGGCTTACGCCTCCGCCGTGAAGTCCGCCTTGCATTGGTTACATGTAACGCCTGCCTTTAATACGGTGGCGCTCGTGCGGATTATGCTCCCACAATTGCACACCGCCTTAATTAAATTGGTGTTTCTGCCCTTAGGCTTAGCGCTGCCCTCACCCGTTGCGGTAATTTCAAGGGCAGAGTCTAGAATTTCAAGGGCTTTACTCCATCGCTTAGCGCCTAAGTCGGTTAGCGCGGTAGCAGCGTATCCCTTACCTGTCACCTTGTCGGTCTTAAGACCTAACGCCTCCGCTTGCGCCTTAAACTTGCCATTATGGTATTGATTCGCGCTGCAGTCTTGAATCCCGTTAGCATGATTCATGGAGTGTGCCACTTCATGCAATAGAGTTGCCAGTAATTCCTGAGCGGTAGTGAAGTGCTCTAAATTGAAAGCAATTTCGTTGAATGATTCCCCGCCTGTCGTATTCCATGGCGTGTAAGGGGTGAAGTGACCCTTGCGACCCTTAAGGGCGCGGGTAACTAGAATCGTGGCGCGGGGGGCGCCTGTTTCTTCCTTAATGATTCCATGAGCGGTTTCTAATGCAATTGCAAGGGGTGAGAGATTCTCTGCCTTGCCTGTTTCTTGTACCTGTCGGGCTGTTGCTTTCATGTCTTCTTCTCCTGTCGTTGCGGTTATGTCTTAACCGATGAGAGAATTTAACCATTGGTCATTCATGCGGAGTCAATAGCGAAACCCTGAGAGTTACCTGAGAGAATCCTGAGAGTTTGGAGAGTGCCTGCCCTGCCTGCTGTCTTAAATAGTGAGATGGCAGCAATTGCAGCGCAAGAATAAAGTCAGGGGGCGCGGGGCGATTAAGGGCGCGAAGTGCTAGTAGTCGTAGCCTGCCTGCCTAGCCTCCTCCTCCCCTGCTTTGCCTGCTCTGCAGAAAGCCAAGCCCTGCCAATTAAGTATCTAGAGCAGACTTCGCCAGCAAGTTTGACCCCAGGGTTTTAAATCTGGGGTTGTGTATGTGTATGTGTATCACTCCACATAACTTTGATAGGGGTCGTCATGTGGCGCTGAGCAGCACTTTTATGTATAATAAACTATGTGATGCAAATCACATAGGCATAGATGTCCAATAGTAACCCTTTGGACACCTAATACTATAGTGTAGGGCAAACATTAAAGTCGCCCTACCGCAAGCACACAGGCAGCCTTAGGCTGCCCCCTAAATAAAGCCCTAACCTTCGGCTTCGCCTTGGGGCTACGCCTACGGTTAGGAAAGGATAAACTGCAACGCTTCTAGTATCTCGCGTTGCTTACTATGCCTATGGAAAGAAAAAGAACTACTGCGGCATCCCACAAATCGGATGCCATCAAAAAGCAAATTATTGAACTTTTAATGCAAGGTACCTCTGTACAAAAGGCTATGGATACAGTAGGCAGAAGTATCAAGACCTACGAGTATTACCGTAAGACTGACCCTGACTTTGCCCTTGGTATTGACAAGATACGAGCATTGACCGCCCGTGGCGAAATAGGCGGTCCGACCGCAGAGGTTCCACCATTTCCTGAATTTTCTAAAAAATTTTTAGGCACTGAGGTATTTACTCATCAACGCCATTGGATTGACTTACTAGAAGGGCGAACCCCCACAAATGTCCACCCTTCGATTATTTATGAACCTGGGGATAAAGACCTACTCATAGTCAATACCCCACCAGAGCACGCTAAGTCTACGACCATCACGGTCAACTATGCGCTCTACGAAATTTGCCGTAACCCGAACATACGAATCATTATCGTATCCAAGACTCAGGCTATGGCGCAAAAGTTCCTGCTCTCCATAAAGAACAGACTCACCCATCCTCGTTATCAGGATTTACACATAGCCTTTGGACCTCCAGGTGGCTTTCAAAAAAACTCTGATTCGTGGAAGCAGGACTTAATTTATCTCTCCTCAGAAGCACGCGACTCTGGAGAAAAAGACCCTACCGTGCAGGCTATCGGTATCCGTGGACACATCTATGGTGCTCGTGCCGACTTAATCATCATGGATGACTGTGTTGACCATACCAACGCCCATGAATACGAAAAGCAGATTGACTGGATTCAATCCGAAGTTATGTCGCGTGTTGACAACGACGGCGGCAAATTACTTGTCGTAGGCACTCGCCTTCGCCCTAAGGATTTGTATTCGGAATTGCGCGACCCTATGCGCTATCCAGATGAAACCTCTCCGTGGACTTACTTTGCTCAGCCTGCGGTATTGGAATTTGCCGATGAACCTAAAGACTGGATAACCCTCTGGGCTAAGACCAACATGCCACCCATCTCAGGCAAAGGTATTCCAGATGCCGATGGGCTTTATGACAAATGGACTGGCGATGCTCTTACTAAGAAGCGCAGCCGTATGTCACCAAACTTATGGGCAATGGTCTACCAACAACAGCAAGTGCATGAGGACTCTGCATTTCCTGGTGATGCTGTCAAAGGTGTTATCAACGGCGCTCGCAATGTGGGAACTATCCCCAAGAACAAAGCAGGTAACCGACCATCTGGAATGGATGGACTTATTGTTGTTGCTGGGCTTGACCCCGCCATGGCTGGATACACTGCAGCCGTTTGCATAGGCGTAGATGTTGCAACACAAAAGCGTTACATGCTTGATGTATCCAATGTGGCGGGTATGAAACCCGATGCGATTAGAGAGTTAATCAAAGACTGGACAGACAAGTATTCAGTTTCTGAGTGGCGTGTTGAAAAAAATGCATTTCAAGCGATGCTGACTCAGGACCGTGAGGTACGGGAATACCTTCAAGCAAGGGGTGCCACACTCAAAGAACATCACACAGGAAACAATAAATGGGATACAGACTTCGGTGTGGCATCCCTTACTACATTGTTTCATGGGTATGAAGAAGGCAACGCTTTGATTGAGTTCCCATCAACCCACGCATCAGAAGGTTTAAAGGCTTTAGTAGAGCAACTGGTTACTTGGTATCCAGATGCGCCTAGAGGACAAAAGACCGACTGCGTTATGGCATTTTGGTTTGCTGAACTTGCTGTACGCGACAGAGTTGCCAACGCAACTTACTTCGCTCGCACACATAGTAGAGCAAACATGTTTCACACTAGATACGACCAATCCCAACAGGTCAACATTAACTTGTCTGACTATGCAATCAACTAAGAACGGAGGTGAACATGGCACTTTCCATTGATGAAATTAAGAACAATTATGACCGCTATCGTCGCATGTACGACGACCGCGACCAACGCATGAATCAAGTTCTCCAAGTTCGTCAAGGCAAGATGCGTGATGTTTACCCAGACCTTTTCCCCGATGGTCCTTTTGAAAATCCTATCGTGGCAAACATGGTGGACATTGCTGCCCGCGACATTGCAGAAGTTATTGCACCGCTTCCTTCCTTCGGTTGCACATCAACTTCTATGGTTTCAGAGGAGAAGCGCAAGAAGGCTGACAAGCGTGGCGAAATTGTTAACGGCATTGTTGATTTCTCAGACTTGCAAACTCAAATGTTCAACGCTGCGGATAGGTATGTTACCTACGGTTTCGTACCAGCACAAGTTGAAATTGACATTAACGAAAAAATGCCACGCATTAAGTTCTTTGATTCACTTGGTTCATACCCAGTAGTTGACCGATACGGTCATGTGACTGCATTTTTCCAACGCATGATGAAGCCAACTGAGGAACTTATGGCTAAGTACCCAGAAATTGCTCATCTAATTTATGACAAAAACAACACAACAACCATGTCTGAGATTGTTCGCTACCATGATAAAGACCAAGATGTTCTTTTCATGCCACAGAAAAACAACCTTGTATTAGATAGAGCGCCCAACATCATGGGTGAAGTAATGATTCGTATTGTCCAACGACCATCTTTAGATGACCAGTCACGCGGACAGTTTGACGATGTACTTGCTATTCAAGTTGCCAAGGCACGCTATGCTTTGCTTTCGCTTGAAGCAGCAACCAAATCAGTACAGGCACCGATTGCGATGCCTCTAGATAGTCAGGAGTTAGCCCTTGGACCTGATGCAATTATGCGTTCCTCCAAGCCTAATGAGATTCGTCGTGTGCCACTTGAACTACCTAGCAATGTGTTCGCACAGTCACAGGTTCTTGAACAAGAACTCCGCTTAGGTTCTCGTTTTCCAGATGCCCGCACAGGCAATGTTGATGCTTCTATCATCACTGGTCAAGGTGTCAAGGCTCTCATGGGTGGGTTTGATACCCAAATCAAAACAGCACATGCAATGTTTGCCCGTACATTTACAGAATTGCTATCGCTTTGCCTTAAGGTAGATGAAAAAATCTTTGGCAATAACGAAAAAGAACTTCGTGGTATCTACAACGGTACCCCGTACAACATTAAATACAAGCCAGCACGCGACATTGATGGTGATTACACCGTTGATGTTCAGTATGGCTTGATGGCAGGACTTGACCCTAACCGTGCGTTGGTCTTTGGTCTACAAGCACGCGGAGATAAGTTAATTTCCCGCGACTTCCTACGCCGTCAAATGCCCTTTTCCTTCAATGCAACACAAGAAGAAGAAAAAGTTGAAACAGAAGAACTTCGTGATGCTATGAAACAAGCAATTGCTTCGTATGCTCAAGCGATTCCTGCCCTTGCAAGCCAAGGACAAGACCCATCCGACATTCTTCGTAAACTTTCCTTCGTAATTAGTGAACGCCAAAAGGGAACACCAATCGAAATCTCTATTCAAAAAGCGTTCCAACCTGAGAATCCCGCGCCTGCTGCTGCCCCTGCAGCAGTAAGTCCTGAATCTCTTGGGCAACCAGGTGAGAGCGCAGCAGGTGGCGGGCAACTTCCAATGGGTATGAGCGAAACTGGTCGTATGCAGGGCGTTGCCCCTGGACAAATCGCCCCAGGCGGTCGCCCAGATGTTCAAACTTTACTTGCCTCACTTGGACAGGGTGGACAAGCCAATCTTCAATCATCAGTGCTAAGACGACAACCTATCTAAAGGGGAGGAGGGTAACCATGGCAAACACAAGTACAGCAAAGTATCCAAACAACCAACCTGGCAAGGCATCAAAGCCTGCTAATCAGGGTGGCGCTGGAAAGGCAAATGTAGCAAAGCCTGTAAACGCTGGTATGCCTAAGGCTTCAAAGCCTGGCGCAACTACCACTATGTTCACAAAGCAACCTAAAGGCACACGCGGCTCAAAGTAAGTCTTAAACCTGAGTAAGTTTAAAAACTGCTCAATTAAATTTCGAGCGCTCTTATAGCGGAGGTATAACATGGTTAGTGGAGGCAATCGCCCTACTGCATCACAGAATAACAACACAGTATCAGCCACAGGTGGCAATGGTAATGGCGGTCAAACCGCCCGTTACATGTCAGGTGGTGAATACGGCGAAGGTATTGACATGATGCAAACACAACAGGCTGCAGAAATGTCCAAGTCAGGACCAACAATGCCACAAGGTCGTGGTGGTGGCTCTCCAGTTGTGTCACTTCCGACACCAAGCAAGCAAATTGTACCTTTTAGCGCACCGACACAACGCCTAGATGAAGCAGTACACACTGGTGCATCTATGGGTGACTCCGCAGGTCCAGAAGTTTTAGCAGCGCCTTCAATGTTGGCAGCGCAAAACAGCGAAGACTACGCAAGATTGGCAGCATACTTGCCAATTTATGCACGAATTGCCGAATCACCAACGGCTAACAACGCAACTCGTAACTTTTACCGATGGTTGAGGACACAAGTTTAATGACTTGGTATGACTCCGTTGGCAAGATGGCAAAATCTGCGTTTGATTTCACAGGTTTGCCAGGTTTATTTCACGACATCGCTACCGCTGGTTCTAATTCAGACCCTTGGTATACAGATGCGGTAAACATTACAAAGGATGTTGCCAATGTTGGCACCACTCCTTTGCGTGCAACAGTTAAAGGTTTTCTCGCTGCAGGTCAAGAGTCATACAAACTGGGCGGTATTGCCCGCCAAGCAATTGAAACTGGCATCCTTGATACACCGTTTATGTATAACAAGTACAAGAACGAAAGCGAGTCGTTTGAGGATTATCGCGCTCGCGTTGATGCAAACAAAGACAAAATTTCTTTAGGACAAGCAACCCTTGCAGCCTTCTCTCCTGGCAAAAATGCGGGAGATAAGAGCGGATGGTTCC